TGATTTTGATTTCTTAAAACTATCATAATCATCTTTAATAATATAATGATAACATATAACATTACCATAATACATTGGAAAATGCGGACATAAATCCTTTCTAACTATTTTCGTTAATTCATTTGCCGTTTTTATTTCAGTATATGTTTTAAACCCCTTATGTTTATAAATCTTTGAAGAAAATGTAAATACCTTCTTTGCTTTTTCTCTAAATTCACTTATAAATGATACACCATATTTATTATCAACACCTAATCTTTTTTTTAATATTATTCTATTACCTATTCTATAAGAATAAGAACCATCATTATTTTTTTTATATATTCTTACACATCCTGTTTTTTTATTTTTTAACTCTCTTTTCATTAACATATAATATTTATTTCTTCTATATATTTCAGCACTAACTCTATTTATAAATGGTGATAATGCTTTTCTTACTTTTTTAATTGCTTTTATTTTTTCATCTAAATTTTTCTCCTTTAATTGTTTATATTCTTTTATTGGATTTTTAGAATTATTTCTATTTAAATAATCTATTGTTGGCATTTTAGAAATAATTTTTTTATTTAATTCATTTTTTTCATCAAGTATTTTTAATAATTCTTTTCCTATTTTTCCAGTTTTTGAAACGCATTTATTTGTTTTGGGATTTAATATTTTATCCTTTTCACATTCTTTTTTTTCATCAAGTTTTTTTAATAATTCTTTCCCTATTTTTCCCGTTTTTGAAACACATTTATTTGTTTTGGGATTTAATATTTTATCCTTTTCACATTCTTTATTCATAATTACTATTTATTATAAATATAAATAAAAATAATAAACTTTTTATTAAAAAATAATCTTATTTTTATTATCTTTAAAAAATTCCTCTTTTATTATTGTATAAGAATTTTTATTTATTATTTTTTCTCCATATGGTAATGTTTTTAATAATATTGTTTTATTATTATATAATACAGAACTTAATAATATAGGTAATATAAATATATATTCTTTGAATTTATCAACAGATTTTATATTATAATATTTATTAGATAATGTAATAAATTCTTTCATATAATTATATAATTCTATATTCTTTTCTATTAATGGTTCTTTATTATATCCATAACCTGATTTTTTTTCAGATAAATAACATTTCATCAAATCATAATAATCATTTTCAGTATTATTATATAATGCTGAAAATAAATTTACTGAAAAATCAAAATCCCATATCACCCATAAATATCCTAAATTCTCCAAATAATAATCTACTCCAAATATTTTATAATGAAAATATCCACCAGATTTTACTTTATGATATAAAAAATTTCCTGAATGTATATCTCCGTGAATTTCATTTGTATAATAATTATAAAATAATATTGATATTATTTGTTGCGTAAAAGCATTTAATAATAATTTAGTATCATTTCCATATATTGAAAAAAAATATTTTAAATCTCCATTTGCTAATTCATTGAATATTGTTATAAATTTAACTGATTTATTATTATTTATCATTTTTGGAAATTTTTTAGATAATTGTGATTCTGATTTATTATCTATAACTGATTTTTTAAAACTATCTTTTTCATTTTTATTTATATAATTTTCACATATTATATTTCCATAATACATTGGAAAATGCGGGCATAAATCCATTCTAACTTTATTCGTTAAATAATTTAATATTTTTAATTCTTTGTCAGTATTATAACCATTATATTCATATACCTTTGAAGCAAATGTTAATATTTTCTTTTCTTTTTCTCTAAATTCACTTAAATATACTATACCATAGATACTATTAGACCCAATTCTTTTCTTTAATATTATTCTATTCCCTATTCTATATGAATATGAACCATCACTATTTTTCTTATATATTTTTAAACATCCTATTTTTTTATCTTTTAATTCTCTTTTCATCATAATATAATATCTATTTCTTCTATATATATCAACACTAACTCTATTTATAAATGGCGATAATGCTTTTTTTGCTTTCTTAATCGCTTCTATTTTTTTATTTAAAGAATTAGTTATTTCTTTTTTTTTAAAAAAATTCATTTTAGATTTTATTTTTTTTAAAAAATCTATTGTTGGCATTTTAGATTTTAATTTTTTTAAAAAATCCATTGTCGGCATTTTAGATTTTAATTTTTCAAAAAAATTAATTTTCCTTTTTTTAGGTTCTATATTTATTGGTTCCAAATTTAATTTTTCTTTTGGTATAGGAACTTTTTTTATAGGTGATGAATTAAATCTCTTTTTAATTTTTTCTACTGGTCTTTTTATTGATAATGATTTTATTTTTATCAATGAATTCTTTTTAAATTCATTAATATAATTATCATATGTTTTTTTATATGGTGTAAAAGGACATTTCGGCGTTCCTAAATCATAATTAATTATATTTTGACAATTATTAATTACTGGTATTATTTTATTTTTAATTTCATTATTTAATACATAACCACTATATATATCTGTTATAGTTGATACTTTATCTGCCAATTTATGATCGAAATATATTAAATATTTATCATTATATTCTTTTGGATATTTAAAACTATTTAATACATCTATTTCTTTTAATGTCAATATATTATTTATTAATGGAGGTTTTATCACTTTCTCATTAATTATTAATCTACATTTTTGAAATAAAGTTTTATTTTTATTAAAATTATATTTTACATAATTTAAACCTATATCCGTTATATACGAACATAATAAATAAAAATTCATATATAACATATAATTATTATTTATTAAACTTATTTCATAACCCATCTGACTTCCACTATATATACAATCATCTACTAATACTATATAATCTCCATCTTTATTATTATTTAAATTTTCTATTAATATTAATGTATAATCTTTATGATAAAAATTTATATAATCCTTTATATATAAATAAATCCAATAATTCGATTTATTTTTAAAATTTTTATTTATATAAAAATATATAATTTTTATATCTTTCGTTATTAATATTAAATGATTAATATTTTTTGTTAAATTTTTTATAAAAGTTTCAAATGATACATATAAAGTATTATTAAATATTTTCCTTAATATAGGTCTCGTATTCTCTTTACACGCATTTATATATTTTTCAACTTGAATTTTATTTAAAGAATGATTTAATGGAAAATTAATAACTGTTTTAAATTTTTCATTTGATGACGATATTATTTTATAAATTACATAAGTATTATATTTTTTATAAGTAATTATAATTTTAATATTATTAATTTCTATTATACATATCGAATTTGTATTATTTATTATTTTATAATTTTTTAATCCTAAACTTATTATTGAACTTATTAAATTTTTAAAATTATCATCAAATTTTTTAATATCTACTTTTATTTTAATTATATCATTTATATTTGATTTAATTATCTTATTTATTTCATTATATATTAATATATTTATATTTTCATCATTATCAATTATTAAATGATCTTTTTTAAATTTAAGTTTTTCCTTTAATAACTCCTTCCCTATTTTACTAGTTTTCGAAACATATTTATTCGTTTTGGGATTTAATATTTTATCCGTTTTTGATACATTTTCTTCATTAAGTTTTTTTAATAACTCTTTCCCTATTTTTCCCGTTTTTGATACACATTTATTCGTTTTAGGATTTAATATTTTATCATTTTCACATTCCTTTTTTTCATCAAGTTTTTTTAATAACTCTTTCCCTATTTTTCCCGTTTTTGATACACATTTATTCATTTTAGGATTTAATATTTTATCCTTTTCACATTCCTTTTCTTCATCAAGTTTTTTTAATAACTCTTTCCCTATTTTTCCCGTTTTTGATACACATTTATTCGTTTTAGGATTTAATATTTTATCATCTTCACATACTTTTTTCATTCTTTATATTTATTTAATATTTAATTTATATGGTATTTTATTAATAATTTGTGATGATATAACTGTTGTTTTAATTAATCCATTATTAACAAGTATATTTAATATTTTTGTTATAAATATTTTCATTCCTGATAAACTATATATTTCACTATAATATTTAATTACATTATACACATTTAATATCTTATTTAATGACTTATCTGATAATTTATTATTTTTTAATGGTAAAAAATTATATATAACTTTCTCAAAATCCATTTTAATCATTATATTCTTTTCTATCGATTTTTTAAATTCAATACAATTCTCAAAATCCCATATCATCCATAAATATCCTAAATTCTCTATATAATAATTATTTCCCATTATTTCATAATGATAATAACCACCCTTTTTTATTTTTATATATATCATATTATTCCATATAGAATTATTATGAAATGACATCGTTTCTTTATAAAAAAACATTAAAGAAATATATAATTGTGATAAAGCATTTAAATATATATCATCTTTTATATTTACCTCTTTTAATAATTTTTTTAAATTTCCATCTCCTTTTTCTGTTAATATAATTCTAAATGATTTTATATTATCCACCTTTAATAATTTCGGTAATATATCTAATTCCTTATCTTTCATTACTAAATCAAAATTTCCAAAATATAATAAAAAATTAGGACATATATTATTAATAACAACATTATTTAATATTTTTAAATATTTGATTTCATTTTCACTTTTCTTATTTTTAATTACTATTTTTGACGCAATTATATATTTAGGATTTTTTATTAAAATACTTGAATATATATTATCATCTCCATAATTTAATTTATCATTTATTATAAAATTATATCCCAATTTAATATCCTTATCTATATTATTCATTATCTTTTTATAAATACTCATTCTATCATCCTTCTCATCTATATTTAATAATGAACTTTTCGATTTCTTAAATTTTATCCTTATATATTTATAAAGATATCTTGGACGTTCTCTTATATTCATCATTAATAAATATTTTGCTACTTTTTTATCTCTATATATACATCTTTTAGTTATCGGGTTTCTAATCTGGTTCTCATTACATTTCTTATATTTTTTTCCATATATTATTTCATAATTATCGTTCATCTTATTTTTTAATAATATTAAAAAAAATATTTATTCATCAAAATATATATCATATATATCTTCTTCTCCATATTCCTCTATTAATCTAAATATTCTCTTTGGATGTAATGCCTTCGCTATTATCTCCTCCTTTAATTCTATATTCTTATTTCTCATATTCTCATAATTATATGAAAATATTGATGGATTTGAATATATATTTGGATATATTTTATTTTTATTATTTTTTAATAATTCAATCGCATTCTTATTATATGATAATAAATACCAATTTATTTTTTCCGGATTTCTCTTTAATAAATCTATCGCATTTATATTTGATGATAAATTATCCCAATGTATTTTAATAGGATTTTTTATAAGAAAATCTATCGCATTATAATTTTTTGATAATTGATACCAATTTATTTTATCTTCATTCTCTTTTAATAATTCAATTGCATTTGGATTTCCTGATAAATAATACCAATCTATATTTTCTGGATTTTCCTTTAATAATTCTATCCCATTCGGATTTGTTGATAAATTTATCCAATCTATTTTATTATAATTATCTTTTAATATTTTTATAGCATTCTCATTTGATGATAATATAGACCAATTTATTTTTTCCTGATTTTCTCTTAATATATCTATTCCATTAGGATTTTTACATAACATATCCCATTTTATTTTTTCTGGATTTTCTTTTAATATATCTATCGCATTCAAATTCGTTGATAAATTAAACCAATTTATTTTATTTTGATTTTCATTTAATATATTTATAGCATTTGGATTTGATGATAAATAAAACCAATCTATTTTACTCTTATCAATCCAATTTAATAAATCCATTATTAATAATAATAATTTAAAAAAATCATTTTTTAATCATCTAAATATATTTCATATATCTCCTCTTCTCCATATTCCTCTATTAATCTAAATATTCTCTTTGGATGTAATGCTTTTGCTATTATCTCCTCATTTAAATCTAATCTACTATTTCGCATTTTCTCATAATCATATGAGAATATTGAGGGATTTAATGATAAATATTTATAATTTATTTTATCTTGATTTTCTTTTAATATATCTATCGCATTCGAATTCGTTGATAAATTATCCCAATTTATATTTTGTAAATTATCTTTTATTAATTCAATCGCATTCTCATTAAATGATAATAATTTCCAATTTATTTTTTCCTTATTTTCTTTTAATAAATTTATCGCATTCTCATTTGCTGATAATATAGACCAAACTATTTCATCTGAATTTTCTCTTAATAATTTAATTCCATTAGGATTTCTTGATAAATAATACCAAACTATTTTTTCCCTATTTTCTCTAAGTATTTCTATACCTTCTCGATTATTTGACATATTTAACCAATAAATTTTATCTCGATTTTCTCTTAATATTTCTATCGCATTTTCATTTGATGATAACATAGACCAATTAATTTTCTCTGGATTTTCTTTTAATATATCTATTGCATTTTTATTTGATGATAAATCATACCAATTAATTTTTTCCGGATTTTCTTTTAATAATTCAATCGCATTCTCATTTCTTGATAACATAAACCAATTAATTTTTTTAGGATTTTCTCTTAATATATCAATCGCATTCTTATTTCTTGATAAATAATACCAATCTATATTTTCTATATTTTCTCTTAAATAATTTATCGCATTCTTATTTATTGATAAATTACTCCAATTTAATTTATCTTTATCAATCCAATCTAATAATTTCATTGGTAACATTTATAAATAATTAAAAAAATATTATAATCATTTTTTAATCATCTAAATATATTTCATATATCTCATCTTCCCCATATTCCTCTATTAATCTAAATATTCTCTTTGGATGTAATGCCTTTGCTATTATCTCCTCCTTTAATTCTAAATTACTATTTCGCATTTTCTCATAATTATAATTAAATATAGATGGATTAATTGATAACATACACCAATTAATTTTATCTTGATTTTCTCTTAATATATCTATCGCATTAGGATTTTTTGATAAATGTGCCCAATGTATTTTTTCAGGATTTTCTCTCAATATTTCAACAGCATTTGGATTTTCTGATAAATAATACCAATTTATTTTTTCTGGATTTTTTTTTAATAACTCAATCGCATTTATATTTGTTGATAATTTATCCCAATTTATTTTTTCCTGATTTTCTTTTAATAATCCTATCGCATTCTTATTACCTGACAAATTAAACCAATCTATTTTATCATAATTTTCTTTTAATATTTCAATAGCATTTGGATTTGCTGATAAATTATACCAATTAATTTTATTAGGATTTTCTCTTAATAATTCAATCGCATTCTCATTTCTTGATAATATAGACCATATTATTCTATTTGAATTTTTTCTTAATATATCTATTGAATTACTATTTTTTGATAATTGATACCAATTTATTTTTTCCGGATTTTCTTTTAATATATCAATCGCATTCTTATTACCCGATAAATTAAACCAATCTATACTATTTTTATTTTCTTTTAATAATTCTATCGCATTCTCGTTTTTTGATAATATACACCAATTTATTCTATGTTTATTCTTTTTTAATAATTCTATCGCATTCGGGTTTGATGATAATAAATCCCAATTAATATTATCCGGATTTTCTTTTAATAAATTAACACCATTTGGATTAAATGTTAAATAAAACCATTTTAAATTATTTTTATCAATCCATGATAATAATTCAATCGAATTCATTTATTAAATTTTTTAATAATTACATCATTTTTTAATTTGTATTATTTTCTCAGAATATTATATAAATTTGATTTTGATTTTTAATAAATTTATTTGTGATATCATCATGGAAGAAGTATGTGATTTCATCCGTTCTTATATGAATGGAAATGCTCTCGAACTCGATTTTCGTTGTATCCGCACCACCAGTAATGAAGATTTCATTACAACAGAAGATGAAAAAGAATATATTTTAAGTCATCTTTCCAGAATTGAAGGAGTTTCTTCTATTGAAGAAGATGAAGAAGGAAATCCTTATAATACTGTTGTTGTTAATTTGAAAATTGCGGAACATTTGTTGATAAATGTGGGAATTGGTATGGTTATAGATAGTAGTTATAATAATAATTGGAATGTCGAAGTGGAGACAATTATTATTTAACAGAAAAATAAAAATGACAAAAATTATTATTAAATAGTTTTTGTCATTTAAAAAATGATATTTTTTATTTAATTTTTTTGTTAATGACTTTACCAATGAAATTATTAAATTGGATTGATATTAATAAATTAGAATGGTATAATTTATCTCTAAACCCAAACGCTATTAATTTATTATTACAAAATAAAAATAAAATTTATTGGCCTTCCATATCTTTAAATTTAAATGGTATCGAAATAATTAAAAAAAATAAAGAAATTATTAATTGGGATTTATTATCAAAAAATCCAAATGCTATCAATCTTTTAATTGAAAATAAAAATAAAATTAATTGGATTTTATTATCTGAAAATCCTAATGCCATAGATATTTTAATTGAAAATAAAAATAGAATTAATTGGTCTAATTTCTCCAAAAATCCTAATGCTATCAATTATTTAAAAAATAATCCTCATAAAATTGATTGGTATTTTCTCTCATCCAATATTAATGCTATCGATATCCTAAAAAATAATCCTCATAAAATTAATTGGTATATTTTATCAGCTAATCCCAATGCTATCGATATTTTAAGAAATAATATCGATAAAATTGATTGGTATGTTTTATCTAGAAATCCTAATGCCATCGAATTATTAAAAGAAAATTATGATAAAATTAATTGGTATAATTTATCAGCTAATCCTAATGCTATCGATTTATTAAAAAATAATATAGATAAAATTAATTGGTTTATGTTATCTAAAAATCCTAATGCTATCGATATTTTAAAAAATATCCTGATAAAATTAATTGGGCATCATTATCATTAAATCCTAATAGTATCGAAATTCTTAAAAATAATCAAGATAAAATTAGCTGGAATTTATTTTCACTTAATCCAAATAGTATTGATATTCTTAAATATAATCAAGATAAAATTGATTGGTGTATGTTTTCTATGAACCAATCTATATTCACTTATGATTATATACATATGAAAAATTCATATATCGATCTTAAAGAAGAAATTATCGCAAAAGCATTACATCCTAAAAGAATATTTAGATTAATTGAAGAATATGGCGAAGAAGAAATATATGATATTTATTTAGACGATTAAATTATCTTTATTTCTTTTCATCTCTATTAAACATTTTCTTATTCCTGTTCTAATATCCGGAATATCTGAATATATTTTCTCTATTTTTGACGTATTTAAATGATTATTTGACCTTTTCGATTTTAATATTTTATTTTGTTCTTCATTTGTAAAATTATCCCATGTAAAATCTTTATCTACTATCTCTTTATACATCTCCAATATCTCATTATGACTTATATAATCAGGATTGGTTAAATTAAATGTCCCTGTTGTCTTTTTTTTCATCATATCATATATTATAGGAAATATCGTCGGTAATACTGTAAAACTATTCGTATTAGAACATATCTTTTTATAATTTACTAATTTCATTATTAAATTTCTATGATGTATTTGCGAATTTATACACATTCTTAATCTTAAATTTAATGTATTCATATTAAATTTCATTAATCTATCCGTATAACCTTTTATTATTGAATATGATGAATCAAAAAAATCTGGTCTATCCGTCTCATAATATGTTCTCGATTTCGGTTCTTCTTCATTAAATATACATCCAGTTCCTATATATGTAAAATGAATATTATGTTTTTCTGCTAATAATGATAATACTAATGGAGCATATAAATTATCTCGTATATTTTCAACCAATTTCCCATTTTGTTCTAAATAATCTATACTATTTATTCCTTCTCCATGTGTTCTACCGATAACACTTATTATATGTGTTGGAGAATATGTTAATATTAAATCTTTTATTAAATTCTCATTATCAGCTCGTGCAGTTGTATCAATTATATTTATATTTTCATCTTTATTTTTTAAAAAATTTATAAATTGATGTCCTATCCAACCTCTTCCTCCAAAAAATAAAATTTTCATATTTATTTTTTTTATAAATTGTTTAAATACAAAAAAAATTTATTCCTTCGAATGACGCACCAACTTTGAAAATTGTTTTACCAATTCTCCATCCTCAAATGTCATCATATATTTATCAACCAATTTCTTTAATTGCTCCGCATCTTCCATCGTCAATTGTTTGCGAAGAGGACGAGGATGCTGAATATACCACTCATTCTGGATTTCTTTCCTCCCAGCAAACGAACAACGATGCTTAAATCCACAACTCTCATTATTACAGAGAAATCCATGATGACACGGAAGATGACGAACACCATCCGGATCAGTTTCATTATGAATATTCTTATCATATTTCGCATCAATAATTTTCTTAAACTCCTTACGAAGTTCAATATCATCAATGCGATGTTTGAAAGAACAATCATCACGAACACACGAGCAAGAGAAATTACAAACTTTAACAGACGACGTCATATAATAGTTGATAATTTTTTATATAACTGGTTCTATTCATTTTTTTTATTATTTATTTTATTTTTATTACATATTTATAAAATGAAATAAAAATAATAAAAATTTTTTTGTATTTTCAAATTATTAATTTTTATTATCTTTTTAAAGATACATCAACGGTATCCACTCACCACACTCTTCATTGTAGAAGAACGACGACGACCACTCATCATCTGTTCCAAGACCTTTGATACTAAACACGAAATCATACAATGAATAGAACTTCTCACCCGTCAAAATTGATGTAATATATTCACCATCCTCTCCTTTATAATACGTCCCACAATTATCACAATCTTTGTGATAGACACTTACGAGAAGATAAGGATAATCTTGCGAAATCTCTTGGTTGAAGAATTTGTTTGACATTCTTAATTTATTTTATTATTATTTTTAATCATTTTATAAATATTTATAAAGATTTTAATACATATTTATAAAATGATTAAATTTTTATTATTATTATTTTTAATAATAATAGATGGTTATTTAACATCATTTAAAATTGTTATTAGAAAAAATATATTAGGTAGTGTTTCTAATTTCTTAAATTTAAATGAAATTTTAATAAATAAAACTTATTATAATTATATGAAAATATCCAAATATAATAAATATTCTATCTGTTTTAATTATAAAACTTATTCCAATTTAGAAGATTATAAATATAATAATATATATTTGATTAAAAATAAAAATACATATTTGACTAAATATAGTTTTAAAAATTTTAATGATGAATATAAATATCTATTTTATATTAAAGCTTATCAAAAAAGTCCTAATAGAACTATTTGGAATTTTAATGTCAAATATAATAATCTTATTATTAATAATAAAGAAGAAAATGATAAATTAATATATCATTATATATATAAATGTCTCAATAAAAAAACAAATGACAAATATCATCCAATCTTAGTAAATTATTTTACATAAAAAATGATTTATTTTTTTCAATTATTTTTAAAAAAATGTTTAAAGCTATGTTATTGCTAATTATTGTTTATTTCATAAGTGTTTTATATAATATTCATATATATCCTCTAATATTAACAGTTATCTCAATTAATTTATATAATAATATTATTATTACATTATTAATTTTAATTCAAATTGATAATTTCGTATTATATAATGATTATACAACTGTTAGATTAGAAAAAGATATATTTCTTAATAGATTTAAATTATTATTTCAAAAACCTAAATTAAGTAAATCATTTAATGATAAAATTAATAATCTTATCTTAAATTATTAATTTATTTATAACAATTAAATAAATCATATATTTTTTTCATTATATTTATTTGATTATATTCATTATATTCATCATATCTATCATCATATTCTATATATATTTTATTTTCTTCTATTTTACCTAATTTACTTTTTATATATATAGTATTCATTTTATTTATTTATTATTAAAATATTTTTATTATCTTTTTTATAATTTTCTGTAATATCTTTTATTTCCGGATCTATCATTTCCTTTATCCTTTCTATATCATTCTCATTTACATCTTCTATAATTAATATACCATTCTCATTTAATATTTTTATATATGTATTAATTAAAAAAATTAAATTATTTATATTACTCTCATTTGTTGAAAATATTATATCAAATTTAATATTTGAACTCTCTAAATTAATATTATATGGACTTGTCTCCAAATATAATTTAATTCTATTATTCTTTTTTATTTCTACATCTATATCCTTTTTTATACCTATCCCAAATAATAATGAATTACTAAAATAATCTATCAAATATTTCATATTTTTTTCATTTAATCCAATATCCAATAATATTAAATTATCATTTTTCCTTTTTCTAAATAATATATTATATATATCATTAAACGGATTTTCATTTTTAATTTTTATCTCTTTTTCTTTCTCTTTTATCAATAATTCATTATTTACATAATTTAAAAATTCATCCGACAATTCACTATTATTTAATAATTCCTTATTTAATTCATCATTATCAAATATATCATTCTTTATCTCTTCTATAAAATTTGTCTTATTTATTACAAATAAGACATCATCATAATTTTCATTTATTTCTCTTAAATCAAATGCCTGTAAATAATTATGATATATTAATGGTGTAGCATTTCTTAATATATATACATATTTTAATGATTGTAAATTTTCTATTATTAATATTCCATTATTTGTTAATAATTCCGTATATATTTTAATAAATTTTATTAATGTATATATATCATATGAACCATTCTCTATTATAATATTAAATTTCTTATTATTAAATCTCTTTAATATTATCTCTTCATTATAAGCATCGTCTTTATTAATTACATATATTTCTCCATTTTTAAAATATTTTTTCCACATTTCTATATCATTTCCATTATCTTTCACTACTTCCAATAATGATAGTTTATTATCTTTTATTGAAGAAAATAATTCATCATATATTTTCATATAAGATGTTATTCGATTTTTTTCCATTTATTTTTTGTTTATATATTTCTTCTTAAATAAAAAAAAATTATATAAATTTAATCATAAATGTATCTTCCAATTCATAATTAAATTTACGATAATAATTTCTTACACCTGTTCCTGCTATTATTGCCATTTTTCTAAATCCATTCTCCCTCGCTATATTCTCTGCCATCTCTATTAATCTTCTTCCATATCCTTTATGTTGTGTCGAATATTCATTTTTATCTCCTACATTTGATAATGTCGAATATATATGAAGTTCTCTAATTAATCCACATCCATTTAATATAGATAATTGTTTAGAACATGATTTTATTAATCTTAATCTTATGAAACCTATTAAATATTTTGTTGTTTCATATGATATGAAATATTCATCTCCTCCACTTGATATATATTTATGAATTTTTAATTCAACTTCTTCTGGATTATATACATTATCCTGAATTTCTCTACATCTTATACATTTACAATTCCAATTATTTTTTTTCATATCTTCTTTAAGAATTTGTCGAAGATTTGTATATTTCTGTGGATAACCACTTATTATATAATGTCCTGATATATCTCTAATTATTCTATTTATTCTTATCTGAGGATTTATATTCATTTTAAATTCTTTTATCAACTCAAATAAATATTTCTCTTCATATGGTATATATTCACCAGTCTCATATAATTCCTTTATTTTTGTAAATGGTACCACCGCACACGGATATATTTTTATCTGATCTATTTGTATTTCTTCATCTCTTAAAATATTATTTAACATTTCTCTATCTAATTCAGGCGTACTTCCATATAAATTTAACATTAAATGCGCATCTATTTTATAACAATTGTCTTTTAATAATTTTATTGCCTTTTTTGTAATTTCTATCGTTTCTCCACGATTATTCTTTCGCAATATTTCATTATTCGTATGTTGTATTCCCAATTGTACTCTCGTACAATTAAATCTTCTCAATCTTTCTATTTCTCTCATACATATACTATCACTTCTCATCTCTAATGTTAATCCTATTATATGAATATTTGACCCCTCATTTATTTTTATTTCTTCTTCTAATGTTCTTATCTCTCTCTTTATTTCATCATAATATACATTTGCTGAATAATAAAGAGATGTTATAAATTCTTCTTGATATTCTTTCGGATATTCACTCCAAGTTCCACCAAGAACAATTAATTCAATTTTATCAACTTGATGACCCATTTTTAATAATGATGAAATTCTCGAATTCATTTGTCTAATTGGGTCAAATCCATTTTGATTTGCTCTTAATACTGCCGGTTCTGTATATAAATAACTTTTAGGTTGTTGTATCCAATTATTTTCTAATGATGGTTTCTCATTAGGACAGAAAGAACAATTATGAAGACAACTAAATGTTCCTTTAATACGTTCTCCATCTTTATTAGTATATTCTGGTGTTCCTGATGTTAATACACTTATACTTATAATTCCTGATTGTGATTTTTGAATTTTTTTAATTAATTTCTTTTTTAAATTATAATCTTCATAACCTAGATTATTATATATTTCTATTAAATCTATTTTACTACAATTAATCATATGTGTTTTTCTAATATTTTTTATAAATTCAAAAGTCGATATAAAATCATTCTTAATTAATTCATCCTTTATTAATTTTTTATCTTCTTCTGATAATTTATTTTCAGGAGTTTTTATTATATCTTCTATATCCATTTTAATTATTTTTTCATAAATAAATATAATCAATTTTTATTTAAATTTAAAAAAAATAGCAATTTTTAATAATATCTCTTGTTTTTTATAAAATATTGTATTGTTATATCTGACGGATACATATAATCTTTATAAAAATTATATATTTTATTTATATATGAATTATCATCTTTTATTAATAAAAATTTATATTTAAAATCATTATATAAATTTTCTATATTTAATTTTATCTTCTTTAAATTTATCGATTTATCTTTTGTTATCGTTATATATATATGAGAATTTTCTGTATCCTTTGGTATTATATTAATCATATAATTATTATTTAAAATTAATGTATATGGATATTTATAAATTAAATAATTTTTACCTTTTTTCATTAACATCTTTTTCTTATAAAATTTATATTCATCTCCATTAAAATCACATATAAAATTTAAAATTAATGTTATAAAATCACTTTTAACATCCAAATAATAATTATTATTATTATCTTTTATTTTTGACGGATATTTATTAAATGATTTATAACTCCACCATAATAAACCATTTCTCCTCTCAATTACTCCCATATTATCATCGTCCGTATATTTTTTCTTATGAAAAGGACATATTAATTCATTATCTATTATATAACTATCCTTTAATGTATTCCCTATATGTTTATGACAACTATTTATAATCGTATTTATATTCGTTTTATTATACCATAAAACCATCGGCAAACTTCCTATTTTATAATGATATGGATTGCGATTATCTATTTTATTTTCTATTCCTATTACAGTCCATTCTCTAAATGTCTGTGGTAATATATATGAATATATTTGAATTATATTTAATAATATTAATATAATTATTTTCATATTAATATAATCTTCAATTAATTCTTAAATATATACAAAAATGATTTAAGAATAATATATTATTATATAATTAGGAAAAATCCTAATATGAATTCTAATTTTCAGTTCCAAGAAAAACTACGAAAACAACGAGAAAATCCTGAAACATCTCGGGCAGGACTGAAATGGGAACAAGATGAAGATGATGCTCTTATTGATAAAATCAATGAAGGTATCACTTATTCTGAAATTGCTAAACAACTTCAACGAACAGAAGGTAGTATTAAAACACGTCTTATTATTCGTGCTCTAAATCTCGTTGAAGAAGACCATTCTATTACTCTTGAAGATGCTGCCAAAAAATATAAAATTACTATTCAAGATATTCAACTTTATCAAGCAAATAAGAGAAAGCGTCAATATGGTCGTACTGTTAATTATCCCGTTAATCTTCAAATGATTTATTCTCTTCTAATGGATATTAATTCTAAACTTTCCACTTAAATTCATTTATTTTTTACCAATATCCATTCCCTTCTTTCTCCCAATTAGGATATTCTTTTAAATCTTCTTCTGTTATTAATCTATTTTTCCTTATCTCATATAATTTCTTTAATTTATCATTTACTTCCTGATCTTTTTTCGGAAAAAATTCCGCTTTATATCTCTCCACTAAATTCTCTCGTGGTTTCGATACATAATATATCGCTATCGATTTTCTATATTTATCATTTGGACATTCTATCGGTTCCGGTAATCCATGATATGATATATCACTCGTTCTAAATATTACAGCAGTATTCCATAATGAATATTCTTTCGTTTTTACCTCATTCAAATTATTATCATATAATTTTAATTTACCACCATACTCTTCCTTCCAATCTTTATTAAAATATATTATTAAATTTACCCTTCTCTCCTTCTTCGTTATTGGATGTATATTATAATCTAAATGTATATCCAATTTACCCTTATTTGGATATGCGTGAAGACCCGCACCATGTAAATATGGATCTATTTCTAAATCTTCTATCCCCGTTATCTCACTTATATATTTTATACATTCCTCTGTTTGTAAATATTCTATCACCTCCTTTATATAAGGATAATTATCAAATTTATTTAATGAATATTTATGTTCCATTGGATTATGATAATAATTCCAATCTTTATTCTCTTTCGTCGGTAATGGAAAATTATCCTCTATCTTATTCGCTATCTCTTCTTCAAAAAATAATGGTATAACTATATTCTCAAATGGTTCTCCATTCTTATATTCTATCTTATACTCATCTATTTGTGTTATCCACTTATAAAACATTTTATTATTTATTATAAATGATTGTTAAAGAATTATTCTTTAAATATAATTTAAATTATCTAACTTTTTATGATTTAATTCTTGAAAATAATGATGAGTTTGTTAAAGTTATCCCCGAAATCGTTTTTTATCAAAAAGGTTTATGGAAAAATAATAAAAGAATTGATATTATCAAAATTAATATTACTGATATACCGACTGATTTAAAGACTATTATTAATTTAATGAAAGATAATAATGGTTTTATCGAAATTAAAATTAAAATTAAAAAATTTTTTAATAATAATAATATTATTCTTAAAACTAAATTTAAATTAATAGGTATTATCGGCAGTATTATTAATAATGCTGTTAAACTTTATGCTAATCTTTATATTACTAATGATAATGATTTAAATACTAATATTACCGTCAATTATACTATTAATTCTTTTATTTTAAATGATTTAAATGATAAAATTAATTTTCATATTCAAAATAAATTAGAAAACTATTATATTAAAAATATCGATAATTATTTTTTACATTTAAAAAAATGATTTATTTAATATCTTATATATATAAATGGATACTGCTTTATTAGATAATTTAAAAAATGCCGATGAAAATCAATATAAATTATTCTCTCTTAAAGGTATTATTACTTATGGAAAAATAATTAAAAATTATGATGGTGATACTGCCGATTGTATCCTAATTTATAATAATAATTTTATGAGATTTAAAGTTCGTTTATTCGGTTATGATAGTCCTGAAATGAAACCTTCCCTTAATATTAAAGATAGAGATGATATCAAAATAAAAGCAATTGAAGCTAAAAATAGATTATGGCATTTATGTACCGGTTTAAATGATGTTAATGATAAAAATCATAAACAATTAATTAAAATTGTTTGTGATGATTTTGATAAATATGGAAGATTATTAATTACCGCTTTTAAATTTGATTATAATGATATCCTAGAATTTGACTATTCTATTAATAAAATTATGATTGATGAAGGTCATGGTTATTCTTATTATGGTGGTAAAAAAAATATATAATTTATATTAAAATGTATTAATATAATTAATATAACCATTAAAATATGTAGTATTTAAAAACATAAAATTACTATTTTTTAATGATTTTATAACATAGTTTAATATTTCTAAATCTCTTTTTACTTTATTTATTAATATAACTTGATCTGATCTATGAAATATGATTTCATGCCAATTATTATTAATTGAATTATTCCAATTAATATCATATATCATATCATCATTATTAAATAATATTATTGAATAATTTATAATTTCAATAATATTTTCATATTTATTTACTATATTAGGATTAATTGTATGATATAATTTATAATGTTTATTACCTCTAACAACAGTAATATGAAAATATGAATTTGGAAATAATGATAAATGTATTATTTCATTTCTATGATTTCTATCAGTACATACTGCTATAATTAATTTTCTATCTGGATAACTTGTAAATTCTATATAATATTTTGTTCCATCAGTATATGTTATTGGAAAATGAATTCTATTAATTTGAAAATAATTAATATAAAATCTTATTTTATTCATTTCAAACGTATTTGAAATATTATTATGAAATGTCGTTAATTCATTTACATTTCCTCCTAATGTTTTATATTTTTTATTATTTGATATTGGTTTTTTTTCAATATTTAAAGTTTTTATATCTTTATTCTCTATTTTATTAAAAGAATATAAATTATTAGGTTCAATATCAAATATTTTTAATATTTCTAAATTATCTGTAAATAATATTATTTGAGTATCTAATAATAAATCAAAATTTTCTTTTCTTTTTCTATTATCAGGTTCATTACACATATTATTTATAATATTTATATTTTCAGATTTACTTAGATCGAGAATTGGTTTATCTAATTTATCAAATTTTATTTTATTATATTCACTAATAGACATTATTTAATCTATATATGTATTATAATTTTATTAATTTACAAAAAAATGATTTATTAATTATATAAATTATATATGAGAGATTTATTAACTCGCGTCTGACCTTCACTATGTAAGGCCTTTGTATGAAAAGGAGGATGAAAATCCATTTCGCAGAAGTTAATAAATCTAAATTAAGTTTTTTTATTTTTTTTCTATATATAGAATGACTAAAAATATTATTAATGGTGGAAAAATCGAGGAAAAACAAAGTTCAAGGACATTAGCTAAATCTCCAAGAAAATCTCCAAGAAAATCTCCAAGAAAATCTCCAAGAAAAAAAATATCTATGGATTTTAAAACACAAAAACAAATATTAGAACAAATTCTAAAAAATGTATCATCTATGACAATTGTAGAAATACAAATATTAGAAAAAATTCTACAAAATGTATCATCTATGACATATGCAGAAATACAGGAATTAAAACAAATTCTACAAAAATCATCTACAGAAATAAAGGAAATAGAACAAATTCCAAATAATAAAATAAATCATTTTATATTTCATGTTCAAAAAATAGATTTTGAACCTAAAATTAAAACTATTTTTGATAATTTTGATTTAACAAATAATGGAATAATTTTATATGATAATAGTATAAAAGGTGGTAATTTTAATTTTATTAATGATAAATCAAAATTAAATCCTGATAATATTTTTTATAATTATTATGATGGTGTGATAAAATACAAAGAAAGTATTAATGAATATATAACAACCCATCATGATGAAATTAATATAGATGATAAATTTATAGAATTTATGTTATTACCAGATAAAACAGAATTTGATAAATTAAAAACAGAAATTATAATTGATGAAAAATTAAAGGAAATGATAAGTTCTAATCATGTTAAAGAAGTAAAAGAAGAAAAAATTGAATTAAATAAAAATGAAAATGATAGACATACATTAGACGATTTTAAAAAAATAAAAGATGTTAGTAACCAAATATTATATACAAGTACCAATAAACAAATAAATGATTTTACACATAATGGATATAATAAAAGCATAGTACAAGCATATGAAAATAAATATATTGAAAATATTGAAAATTTAAAAAATTTTATTAAAGAACAAGAAGAATTTATTAAAGGTTTAACTTATACTGAAATTATAATTATAAATGATTATACAAAAAAATCATGCTTTGATTTATATAGTGCTTATGCCTATTCAATTACTCGTACAAGAGATGAAAAAGAACGATTAAATTATCAAAGAATAGTTGATGGAAGTGGTTTAAAAAATTATACAGGAGAATTTATGTTTGGTGATTCATATTATAAACAAATATTTGATTATATAGGTGGCGAATCATTTACTTATTATGTTATATATTCTAAAAATGATGATAATTTAATAGATAATTTTTTAACTTGGATACATAAAAAAGGAATAAAACAAGATTTTTTTAAATATTATTTTGAAGATATAGAAGATTATTGGAATTTTTTAATTGATCAAAATTTAGAAAGACCTAAACCAAATAGTGAAAGTATTTTTAAATCAGTTTTTAAATTAAGTGATTGGCAAGTAATATTAATAAATTTTATTAAAGATATTGATGTAATAATTAAAAAAGCACCTGAAACAAAACATGATATATATTGTTATAGAGGAACAACATTTGATTATATAGAAGAAGAAAGAAGTGATAGTGGATCAATATATACCGTACATGATAATCTTAGTAGAAAATATGAAGTAAAAAGAGGTATATATACATCAATAAGACCAGGGTCATTATCTATAAATTTTGATTCAGCTTTAAAATACACTGTGGATGATAAAGGAAATAAAGGAAATTTATATAGAGCAGTTATATTAGAAGGAACAAAAGTATTATATATTGCTTCATTATCATATGCTTCGCATGAATTTGAAATATTACATAGTCCATTTGCTAGTTTCTGTTTTAAAGGAGATAGAGAAAAATCTTTTAATAATAGAAATAATAAATGGGGTATTTTATCAAATGATAAAAATAGTTTTGATAGTATTGATATTGTTTTATCAGGTTATATTAAACCAATAGAAATTGATCCACAAATAAGTATAGGAAGTACTATAAAAAGACAATATACAACCACAGCAAAGCATTTGCGTAGAAATACATTTAAAAAAGACAATATTCGTGATAGAATAAATAAATTATTATATCCTAGTATCGATATTATAAAATTTGATAAAACAGATATAAATGATGTTTTAAACCAAGCAGAAATTGCTATTGATGAAGCAGATAAAGTTATTAATAAAACTATATTAATTATAAATATTCAAAAAGAAATTATTAAACGAAACTTATTACTTAATGGTGAAATAGAATTTAGTCCTTCATATAATATAAAATTTTATGAATTACTTGATGCTGATAAAGTTATTATAAAAAGTATCAACGAAGCAGATGCTACTATATTAATAGCAGATAATCTTGTTGATGATTATTATGTTTTATTACGTAGTAAATTAGGAACAGCTGGAGGATATAAAAAAAATAGAAAGGTAATTAAAAAAGTGAATGTATAAAATACTTCACTCCATCTTTAATAATGTCATCGATATCAATATTCACGCCTTCTATTGTAACTATTGGATCGCTAAAAATAATATCTTAATTCAATATATACATTTCTTTAAATTTTGT